CTGAGCCAAACCCTGAGGCATCACCATCTTCTGTCAACGTTGATGAGGACTTCTGATGCGTAGTCGCCTGGAAGAACAGGTGGCAGAGTTGATGGACAATATGAACATTGAATATGGCTATGAGCCTGACAAGTTCAACTATGTTATCGAAGCTAAATACATCCCTGACTTCAAGGTTGGGGATATCTATTTAGAAACTAAAGGATTCTTTAAACCTACAGATCGTCGCAAGATGCTAGCTGTCAAGAAATGTAATCCTGACTTAGATGTCCGCCTGGTCTTCCAAGCACCCTATAATAAGATCAGTAAAAACTCTAAAACCACCTACGCCGCATGGGCAGAAAAGAACGGATTCCAATGGTGCCCGTACTATGACATACCCCTTGACTGGCTCAAGCCAGGAGAGTGAGTTTTCCCGTCATGAATCTTGCCCCTCATGTGGGAGCAGTGATGCGTTGGCCCGTTATACTGACGGCCATGCTTACTGCTTCTCATGTGGGTATTACCAACATGCAGACGGTGAACAACAATCCACGATCACCAACGTCATGATACTAGGTACACCTGTTCGTTTATCTAAACGAGGTTTATCTGAAGAGATATGTCGTAAGTACCGCATCCATAAGGATGGAGATGTGCTGCGATTCCACTACTATGACAACACTGGCCAAATATGTGGTGCCAAGGTAAAGAGTCTGGATAAAACCTTTCACTGGGAAGGCAAGAATGTCGATCATCAGTTGTTTGGCCAGAACTTATTTCCTGACAAAGGTACCCGCCTTACTATTTATGAAGGCGAGATAGATGCAGCATCTGGCTATGCTGCCATGCCCACCTGGCCTCATGTGTCTCTACCTGATGGAGCACAGAGTGCTAAGAAAGCTCTGCAAAGAGCAATGCCATTCCTACAAGGCTATGAAGAGATCGTCTTGTTCTTTGACAATGATGATCCAGGCCGTAAGGCTGCTGAAGAATGTGCCCAGCTATTACCTCCTGGCAAGGTCAAGATTGCCCGGATGGAGAAGTACAAGGATGCTTCTGATGCATTACAATCCAATGATGCAGAGTGCATCCGTCGTGCAGTATGGGACGCTAAGACGTACCGTCCTGACGGCATCATCGATGCCAAGACATTACTTGATGACCTAACCACACCTGAAGAACCTTGTGCTTATGAGTTCCCCTTTCAAGGATTACAAAACAAGCTACGAGGGATCCGGTATGGAGAGCTTACAACAATCACTGCAGGATCTGGCATTGGTAAATCCTCATTCTGTCGTGACCTTGCAACTCACCTTCTTAATCAAGGAGAACGGGTCGGTTACGTGGCGTTGGAAGAATCCAACCGCCGTACGGCTCTAGGTCTAATGTCTTCTGCTACAAACCAGTCACTACACATCGGAGAACATGACCGAGCTACTCTCACCAAGGCGTATCAGGATTCTATTGCTAACTGGAATCTCTTTCTTTTCGACGGGTTTGGTTCTTTTGATCCTGATGTCATTTACAACCGAATTGAGTACCTTGCCACCGGGCTTGAGGTGCGTGTTGTATTCCTTGATCACCTCAGCATCCTCCTGTCAGGCTTAGATGGAGATGAGAGGCGTATGCTGGACATCACCATGACCCGCTTACGTTCTCTTGTTGAGAGGACTGGTATAGCTTTGTTTCTTGTATCTCATCTGCGAAGAACATCCAATGACACAAACCATGAAGAAGGTGCCCGAGTCACGCTTGGGCAGTTACGTGGATCAGCTTCAATCGCTCAGCTTTCAGATTCAGTCATCGCCCTGGAACGAGATCAGCAGAGTGGACCTGAACGAAATGGCACAACAGTGCGCGTCCTTAAAAATCGCTATTCTGGCGAAGTTGGCGTCGCCTGTCAGTTAAGTTATGATCTCTCTACCTGTCGTTTTACTGAATATGAAATTGAAGAAGAATTCGACCCAGTTACTGACTTCTGATTACCTTGCATACTCTATGATGTTGCAACGCCCAGAGCCTCCAACTGCGGAAGCTGTGGCGCGTGCTAAGTTCATTGATAAAACATATGTCTGGAAACCAGGCAGATGAAACTTGCTTACGACATTGAAACTGATGGCTTCGATTCCTCCGTTGTCCATTGTCTGGTCACACAAGATCTCGACACTGGTAAAGTTTACCAATACAATGACCAGGGTAATGACTGTGAAACGCTTGTCACAGGCATCAACATCCTTGCTGAAGCGGATCTACTTGTTGCCCACAATGGCATTGGGTATGACACGCCACAACTTAAAAAGCATTACCCGTTTTTCCACCATCATCACCAGATTGACACGCTAATCCTCAGTAGATTCTTTCATACTAATCTTTTAGATGTTGATCTAAAGAGGAAGTGGGCAATGATGCCAGCTAAACTATATGGATCACATAGCCTTGAAGCCTACGGGTACAGGCTAAGTTGCCATAAAGGTGAGTTTGGTAAGACTGCTGATTGGAAAGCATGGTCCCCTGAGATGCAAGATTATTGCGTCCAAGACGTTGCTGTATTATCCAAACTATGGAAACATTTCCAGAAATACCTGAAGCGGTACAGCTAGAGCACAGCGTTGCTGAGCTAATGGCTGCCCAGGAGGCCGTAGGATGGCCCTTTAACGTACGTAAGGCCCAGGAGCTAGAGAACACCCTTCTCACGTCCTTGGAGAGCCTTAGAGAGTGCGCTGGAGGCTTATGCTATGCTGTCCCTGGTAACCTATTCACACCAAAACGTGACAACAAGACTCAAGGCTATGTTGCTGGTGCAGAGATGCAACGGCTCAAAGACTTTAATCCTAGTAGCCGCGATCACATTGCCTGGTACTTCAAAGAGTTTCAGAAATGGGAGTTTACAAAACTCACAGAAACTGGTAAGCCAGTTATTGATGAAACAGTTTTGAAGGACATAGGTACAGAAGAAGCGTTGTTATTCGTCAAGATTCTTGAAACACAAAAGAAGCTTGGAATGCTGTCGCAAGGCAACAACGCATGGTTGAAGTTGGTCAAGAATGGCAGACTTCACCACTCCTGTTTTATAGGCGCTGCCACCCATCGAATGGCTCATGCACGTCCAAACTTGGCCCAGGTTTCAAGTGATGCTGACTGCAGAGAGCTGTTCACAACTCGCCCTGGCTGGAAGCTAGTAGATAGCGACCTTTCAGGGATAGAACTAAGAATCTTTGCCCATTACTTATCACCCTATGATGATGGGCGTTATGCTGACATCCTTCTTAATGATGACATACATCAAGTCAATGCTGATAAGATTGGGATCTCCCGCAGGGCGGTCAAGACGGTCACGTATGCGTTCCTTTATGGTGCGTCGCCGGTCCGCATCGGCCTCAGCTATGATCCACAGCTTTCTAAACAACAGGCTAAGTCGAAGGGTGAAGAGATACGTAAGGCGTACCTTGATGCCATACCTGGCCTGGAGAGCTTCGTTGAGGCAGTCAAACGTAAGGCGAAGGAAAATGGTTCCATTCGATCTATCGACGGTCGTAATATCCTCGTTGACTCGCCGCATAAAGCACTGAACTTCTTGCTGCAGTCGGCAGCCGGGGTCCTGGCGAAGCGGTGGCTACTAATCACCCATGATAGGCTCCAAGGAATCAAGCACGAAAGGTACGCCTTTGTGCATGATGAACAAGCCCTTGGTTGTCCTCCTGATGTAGCTGATCAAGTTGCATCAATCTGCACCACATCAGCCGCTATGGCTGGTAATTATTATAAACTCAGGATCCGTATCGATGCAGACGCACAGATCGGAGATAACTGGGCACAAGTTCACTAATGCTTTTAATTGACGCTGACTACACTGCATACAAATGTGCACAAGCTAATGAAGATTCGATTGATTTTGGTAACGATGTTATCATTGCTCAATCTAACTTCAGTGAAGTTGTAAAAATGTTTGAACGTGAGCTTAGAAAACTCACAACAGACATGATGGATGACACAGTTATCCTATACTTCTCATCCTTTGAAAATTTCCGTAAAAAAATTTACCCAGATTACAAGGGTCACCGGAATCGTCGTAAGCCACTAGGATACAGACGTCTGGTTAACTGGTGTGAGTTGAATTACAGCACTGTCACCCGTCGCGGCCTTGAAGCTGACGACTCCCTTGGCATTGACGCTACCAGCCCTAACTCCACTGATACCATTCTGTGTAGTCCAGACAAGGACTTACGTCAGATTCCTGGTACTTATTGGGACATGAAGGGTGAAGTAGAAGAGATCACCAAGGAAGATGGAGACCGCTGGCATATGATACAGTCACTAGCTGGTGACCCAACTGATGGGTACCCTGGCTGTCCTGGTATCGGAGTCAAGCGTGCTGCTGATTTACTTGACAAGTGTGACTTTCACTGGGAAGCTGTGTGTCAAGCATACAGAGAGAAAGGATTATCAGACGATGATGCTCTTCTCAATGCTCGGCTAGCTAAGATTCTACAGCACGAAGACTATGACTTCCGACTCGCACAACCAATTCTTTGGACCCCCACCTCCTGTCTTGGAGCTGACAATGGAGCAGCAATTCAAGATGAGGAGAATTAACGACACACTCAAACACGCAGACAAAGCAGACATCATCACTGTCTTTGAAGCTTTACAGCATCAGAACTTTGTCCTTTCCAATACCGTTTCTAACCTAGTTAAACTATGGCCCACTTCTCACCTGCCTACTACACCCGAGGATCAATTGAATGCTGGGATGCAATCAGAGACTGGGAACTAAACTATCATCTTGGCTGTGCAGTTAAATATATTTGCCGTGCCGGTCACAAAAGTGCTGCAACAAAGGCTTCCGACATTAAAAAAGCTATCCACTATCTTGAAAATGAACTCGTACATTCACACCAGTCTACTGGACCAAGCGGAGGAATTCCGATCAGCCTATTCTCTGACGACAGGGACCAAGAAGAAATCAATCCAGAAATCTTTGATCGATGAAGAGTGGAGTGAGTTTCATGAGGCATACCATTTCAAGGACGACTGTGAGCAATTAAAAGAGCTTGCAGATCTGGTGTATGTTGCATACCAGTTTGCTGCTAGTCAAGAATGGGACCTTGACACAGCAATGAATCGTGTACATCAGTCCAACATGTCAAAGCTTGGTGATGATGGCAAACCTGTTTACCGGGATGACGGTAAAGTTCTCAAAGGTCCTAACTACAAACCACCTACACTTAACGACTTAGTATAAATGTCTACTGATCTGATCGCCCGCACTGGTCGTGTTCAATCATGGATCGATGATCCAAAGGGCCGACTTCCCGTGTCGTGCACGGTTATAAATGTCTCAAATGAAATGGAAGGTCCCGATGGAATCGAAGCATCATGGAGATTCGCTAGTCACGCTCTCCGAAACGGCGCTGGCGTTGCAATCCACCTATCAGAACTTGACCCACGAGGCTTCGAGAGAGAGTCTGGCGTCGTTGCGAGTGGTCCTGTATCATTTGGACGAATCTATTCGGCTCTTAACGAAACTCTCAGAAGGGGTGGAAAATATAAGAACGGCGCGATAGTGTTGCATATTGACGCTCGGCATGATGATCTGATAGAGTTCATTGAGACACCACGTGATGTCTTGCCTTGGGTCAAACGCTGCGTCAACATCACACAAGAGTGGTGGGACGAAGCAAGTCAAGAAAAGAAAGATGCTCTTCTCAAAGGTATTAAGAAGGGAGACATCTGGTTAAACAAAGTTCGCTATGACTCAAATGGAAACAGAATCTTCGGCAACGTCTGTCTTGAGGTTTACTTGCCCTCACGAGGAACTTGCTTGTTGCAGCACATCTCTCTTGGTGCCTGTACAGTCGGAACAATCCCCTCTGCTTTCATTGCGGGTATGTCCGAGCTGTGCTCACTCCATAGTAAGACAGGGGTTGGACAGTCTGGTGAATACTTGTCACCCGAAGTGGACAGGCAAGTCGGACTCGGAATGCTTGGACTGGCCAACCTCTTACGGAGGTACGGAGTAAGTTATAAAGACTTTGGCTTGGCTCTTGAGAGCTTAGTCACTGGTGATTCTGAGTCTAGAGAATGGCCTGCATGGGACATAGCAGTCAGCCTAAAGAAAGGTATTGAAGCTGCTGCAGAGATTGCAAAGTCTTACAACATGGTTCGTGCCTTTGCCATTGCACCAACTGCCTCGTGCAGCTACCGCTACAAAGACCTTGATGGTTATACCACCTGCCCTGAAATTGCTCCACCTATCTCTACTGAAGTAGACCGAGACAGTGGAACGTTTGGTGTAGAACACTTTGATTACGGCCCCTGTGAGATTGCCTCAGAGGTAGGCTGGGAGGCATACCGTATGGTTGCCGATAATATTATGATCCTGTTGAACAACACAGGATTGATGCATGGATATTCCATGAATAGCTGGAGCGACGTCGTGACCTACGACCAATCCTTCATCGAAGAGTGGCTCGCTAGCCCACAGACTTCTCTCTACTATTCATTACAAGTTATGCCGGACACTCAAGATAAGAGTAATGCCATGGCTGCACTTGAAGACTTAGATGTAGAAAAGTTCTGGGCTGAAGCTGCCACAAACAACGCCCCCGATTGTGATTGTGCAGAATGAATCCTTATCAGAAACTACTATCTCGTAAACGTACCTGGACTCCCGTACAAGTGGAAGCAGGTCAATTCAAAGAAGGGTCCGAAGAAGCTATGCTTCGGGCTCTGTCCTTACGTAACCTTGAGATCCCCGTTGGAGATTTTATTGAAGGTGCCCTAGAAAAAGACTACCCTATTGCTGCTAAAGAACTTCTTGAAAGCAACATCAAAGATGAAGAGAAGCATGACCTTGCCCTCAACTATATTGCAAAAGCTCACAGGCTTCAAGACATCCCTGAAGCACAAGCTATCCAACGAGCATGGATCGATGCCACCGAGCATCCCGTGCTCAAGGCCATGGTGCTCGAG